TATCTTCATTGTGTTTGTATATGACTCTAAAAACTCTGCGATAATGCGAGATCATTAATGGTACTAAATCTTCATTTAAAGACTGCACAGCAATATCTGGTTCATATATACCATATTCTTTATAAAGGTGTAGTTGAACACGAACAAACTTTCTAAATAGAGTATTAAGTCTTGTGTAAAATCTTTTTTCTAAATTGTTTCTTAATACAAGTTGTTGTCTTGCTTCGTTTCTTGCATTAATACGACCTTGTATAAATGTATTAAATCTTTTTTGATTTAGGTTCATTTGCTAGATAATGGGTGTCCTTTAGGAAATAAATCTGTGTCATGTTTACCACCTCTAAACTTACCTGATGATAATGCTCTTAAAAAGCTGTTAACTCTTGCATAAGCCCACTGGTCAGGACTGCTTACACTTGGTCTTACAGAAGATGGGTTTGTTCTATATGCACCAACACCTCTTCTAAAAACAGCTTCTAACATTCTTAATGTAGCTTTCTTTGTTGAACTGTTACCATGTTTTTCATTATGGTCATCTACTTTTTTCTTTAATGCTTCTTTAACCTTACCTGATAAAGCCTTTTCATCTTCTTTAACTTCTATATGATTTTGTAATGCAAACTCTTTATCTTCTTCTGTAATTATTTGTTGTCTTTTTTTTCTTGACCAAGAGAACCCAGCATCACCACCCCATAAAGCCCAAGCTATTCTTCCTGCACTTGGATAACCTTCTTCACCTTGACTGAAACCTTGTCCTTGTTTATCTACTTCATGCCTACTAAAAAAACTGTACATTCTTTTAATAGTTGATATAGATAAGTTTTCTTTTGCTACGATTGAATTTGCCCTTGCAACACCAACAGCAGTACCACCCCTGTTGTGTTCTTTACGCCATGCTAAACCACGTTTTGCTTCTGCAACCATGCTATCAGTAGGTACAGTATTAATATCTGATAATGCTTTTTCTTCTTGTAATAAAAATTCTATTTCTTTATCAATTTCTTCTTCATCATAATCTTCTAAATCTTCTTCATTAACTGGATTTTCAGGTTTTTCTACACTTTCATCTCCTATTGGAAATAAGGTAGCTGATATATACAAATCATCTGCACCTTGTATTGGTTCTAATCCAATAATCTCTCTAGCTTCGTTTCTCGTCATAATGCCTTCACGAACTGCTGATGTTACATTTTCATAAGTCTTTCTTTTTCTTTCAGCTAATGCAGGTATAGAATCAATATCAAATTCAAGAGATAGTCTTTCATCAAACATAGGCACTAACCATTCATTCAGGTCTGATGATATTTTTCTTAGATGCGGAATAATTGTTTCTTCATATAGAGCAAGTCTTGCTTCAGCTACATTACTATAAGTTTGGCTATCAGGCACACCTACAAGCTGTGAGGGCACACCAAAGCACAAAGCTATATCAGTTGTTGCCATGTTCTTTAATGCATGGAAATCCATATCTTTTGGACTTAAGCCCATTTCTTTCCAATCAAAGTCACCTTCAAGAAGCATTGGTCTACCAGCATTACCTGCACCACTAAATCTGTTGTTTAAGTCTGTTAACAATTGTTGTCTTTGTGATTCTGTAAGGTTAACTGCAAATCCTGAATCATCTTGTGGTTTAAATATTACAGCACCACTTGGTCTTGCACCATTCTGCAATAAATTGACATTATGTTTACTAGCCATATTAAACTGGTCTACTTCAACAGCAGCAGCACTCATTGGACTTAATCCATAATAATCATCTAAAGGATTCCAAAGTTTTACATGCTTAACTTCACTAAAACCATTGTCTTGGTCAACTTCATATACTTTTTGTATTTTACCATTGATAACATATTCATATTTATCAGGTATAGAATTGCCGCTACCTTTAATATTAATTCTATCAGGTCTCAATTGATGTAATTCTTTTGGTGCTCCAGTAACGCCACCTACTTTAAGAATGTAAGCATTACCACCAAGAAGCACATAACCAAATAAGCTATTAAAAAACTCTGTGTAGGACTGTAAAGGATTGGGTCTGTTAAGTAAGTCAATGAGTGGGTGTTGTTCAATTATTTGATCTCCTGCTTTAATAACAAAAGGCACAGCACTTGCACCTTTAGATATTTCATTTACACATCTGTATACAATTGCATTTTTTAAATAACCTTCTTTTGCTAAATCCTGATACTTGTATATTTTAGCTTCTTCTGTACCAACACCAAAATAACCCATCATGTTGCTATTTTTATGTTCTGTAACAGGTTGTATATTTAAAAGTCTTTGTAAAAAAGTTTGATTTGCCATTAGCTTATTCTCCAGTTAACTTGCCCTTTAGATTTACTTAGCTCAGTTAAACCCCAAACCAAAGCATCTAATCTATCAGGACTTGGTTTTGGTCTCTCTCCAGTATATGTTGTCATCTGTGACTCTAACTCTGAAAAGTAACCAATATGATGAACTCGCCTTTGCTCATACAACGCTGCTATAGGTTCGGCTCTAACCATTTTACCTCTAGTAGCTGTAACTGACTTATAAGGAATATTTGTATCAATAGTCCTTAATAATCTTTCCACCAAATCACCACCATTATTAGTTTCAGCAATTATTCTATCAGCATTCCATTCATAAAATGCTTTAATTGCTATCTTACACCATTTATCAGCAGAATACTTTCCTGATATATCTTCTAATACATAATACTCGTTATTTGTATCTTTACCAACAACAACAATGCCTGTTTCATCAGAATCATTATGATGTGTAACTGCTGGGTCAATTGCAACAATTATTTGTGTAAGGTCTTTTTCTGTATTAGGCGGTAATCTTGTTTCTTCTATCATTTTGTTAGTCCATAAAGCACCTTCTAACATATCTATAACTTCAGCATAAAGCTCTTGTCTACCCAATGTTGTGCCTTCATATTTTTCTTTAAGCATCTGTAAAGCGGATTCAGCAAGATTAGCTTCATTTTCAAATGTACTACCTGTGGTTACATGACAGTCATCTCTTTCAATTAATTGTTTTATTATTGGTGTTGGTTTAGGTGTTGTTGTAATAATGCACTGTGGGTTCTCTCCTAACCTTAGACCAAACATAAGTTGGTCAAATGTTTCAGGGTATCGCCATGCTGCTAATTCATCACACCACGCCCTATGAAACTGCGGACCCCTCAACCTATCAGGTTCAATAGCAGCAAATCCCATAATTTTACTGCCATTAGCTAATCTAATTTCTGCTGAGTTTTCACTGTAATGTTTTCTACCTCTACTAACTTGATAACATTCATCAGGAATTATAGATATAAGACCACTAGGTCCGCCAAAACAAACTCTTCTAAGATCTCCAAAGGTAGGTGCAATAACTGCGGATATTGTATCGCGATTTGTTAAAGCATAATGTGCAATATCTTGAGCACCAGTTCTAGTCTTTCCCCAGCCACGACCAGCAAGTATTAACCATATATGAAATGGAACTTTAGGTGTTCTTTGTTTTTTTCTAGCTGTTCCTAACCACTCAGTGTATAGCTGTAGAGTCTTCTTCTCCGAAATCTTCGGCGAGTCTATCCAATCGTTCCAAAGCTCGTCTGAAACTTTCGCTGTCTTTGACATTAGTATTTATATCCATATTATCAGTAGCTTCACCTAGTGCCAACTTAGCAACTCTTTGTGCATTAGCAGCAGCATGAGATAGTGCTACAAGGTTTTGAGGTTTTACATCTGCATCAGGTGCAGCATTTTTACTTATTACTTTACCAACTTGCCCCATTATACCTTTCGCTATAGCAAGACATGTTTTATCAAAACTAACACTTTCCTGTATTAATTCTTTTTTTCTTCTAGCATCTAATTCTATTAAATAGCTATCTTGAAATCTTTTTTGTTTAATGACCCATTCATCTTTTTTAGCATGTTTATAAAGAGTGGGTTTTGGTATGTTGTAATCTTCAGCTAATTGGTCAATGGTAAATAGCTTACGACCACCAGTATTTGCTTCTATACCTTGCACAAATTTATTTCTTATTTCTTCTAATAAGGTTGGTGTTAACTTTTTAGTATTTGTTTTTTTAACCATTTTTTATCTCTAATTATCGTTATTCTGTCTGTTTAAACCCTAAAAGTAAAGAAAATAGCACAAAAAGGGCATTATTTTGTATATTAATGTTTACATTTGTAAACAAATTAGCGATAATAGTTGTGTTAAGTAAATAATTATAAGGAGAAAAAATTGAATAACTTAAACAACAACTACCCAACACTAACAAATAGAACTTATGGTCTTGAGTTAGAATTTGTTGGAGTATCACCTAGAACTGTAGCAGAGACCATTAATAACCTTGATGGTATTGAGTGTTACTTTGAAGGATATCATCATACTACTAGACCATACTGGAAGATTGTTACTGACGCTTCTTTAGATGGAACTGGTGGTGAGATTGTTAGTCCAATCCTAAAAGGTGTTGAGGGTGCTAAGCAGCTAGAGAAAATATTAGATGCCTTAGATAACTTAGATGGTATTACTGTTAATGTGCAGTGCGGATTGCATGTTCACCTTGATGTTAATGATCTCACAGTTGCACAGATACAAACTGTGTATGAGAGATACGCTGACTATGAAAGCCAAATAGATATGATTATGCCTAGAAGCAGAAGGGGTAATAATTCTAGATGGTGTTCTAGTGTTACTAATACAGCTAACAGAATCAAAAATGTTAGAGGTGGTAGCAAACACAGATTAGCTAATGCAGCAGGTAGATACTATAAAGTTAATTTACAAAGTCTTACTAGATACGGAACTATGGAGTTTAGACAACATAGTGGTACTCTGAACTTTGATAAGATTATCAACTGGGTTAGCTTTTTAATGGCTTTTGTTGAAAAAAGTACAGCATTATCATCAGCTACTAAATCACCTAAAACAAACAGAGTTTACTCTACTGTTAGAAATGCAGTTGAAAATGCAGGATTTAACATGGAGTGGAGCAGAGGTGATAGCCAATGGAACGTAACTAATGCTGATGGTTCATATCACACATACATGAGTAATTATCAGTTAAATAATTTATATAGTGGTAGCAGAGAGTCTAGCATTGATAAATGTTTATTAGTTGATATGTTAAGAGATAAAGAAATCTTGTCTGACTATGAGCAAGGTAATTTTAACAAGCCAGTTGTAGAACATAATGGTGAAACAGACAATGGTTGGTTAGATGGTTGTGATAGTAAAGTCCAATCTTTTTACCATGAAAGAGAATTAGAATTAAATTAATACAAGGAGATAATATGAAAAAGAATATTCTAAAATTTAAAAAGAAACCTACTAAGACCATGCAGTATCTATATGGTGCTTATGGTAGCAATATGAACTTGATGCAAATGTCTTACAGATGCCCAAATGCAAAACCTGTAGGAAGTGTTTTTGTAAATGGCTTTACCTTAAAGTTTAGAGGTGTAGCAGACATTGAGCATAGTAAAGATGCAACAGTGCCATTAGCTTTATGGAATATTACTGATGCTTGTGAGCAAAGACTGGATGT